TACGGTCTATACGATCCGTCCCCTCGCTGGGATGAAGTCGGTCACGTTCTTGCCGCGTTTAAACAAGATCTTGGGACCCGCGATCGCATCCCTGATCGACGCAAAGGGCGTCACCGGAGAGAACCTCAAGCAGGCGCTAACCGCGCTCGGTGACCGCCTCGACGAGAAGGAGATGGAGGTCATCACGAAGACCCTGCTCGGCGACTGTACGTACCAGCCGGGAGATGGGAACAAGGGAGGACCCCTCCTCCCCGTGTTCGATCTTGTGTTCCAGGGGCAACCCGAGACGGCTTTCAAGCTGCTCGCGTTCGCCCTGGAGGTTAACTATTCCGGTTTTTTTCCCGTACTGGGTCAACTCGCCGCGTACAGCGCGGCAAAGGCGTCAGCCTTAACCTCCCCGACGAGCTCGCCGAAGAGTGGTACTGCTGGCGCCTGATCTCCGAGCAGTGGGCGACACTCGAAGAACTCGAGACGCACTGGAGTCTAGACGACGTGATGCGGGCTAATTTGACGCTGGACGCGATCTTGGACGCTCAGCGGCGCGCCTCGAAGGGGTATACTCAAGAAAATGGCTAATGTAATTGAAGAGCTAGCAGTCAAGCTCGGGATTGATGCCGACTTTGGGGCGTTCGAGCGCGCCGAAAAGAGCCTCAATGGGCTTCGCGTCGGGCTCGGCGCGATCGCTGCAATCGGCGCCGCGGTCGGGACAGCCCTGGCCGCCATCGTTGAGACCACGGCGCGCACGGCGGTTGAGGCATTCAGGACATCCCAGAAGATCGGGACCACGGCTGAAGCCTATCAAGAGCTTAAATACGCGGGCGATCTTGTCGGGGTGTCGTCTGAGGAGATCATCACGTCATTAGGCCGGCTAGCGCGTTCTGCCTTCGAGGCGGCACACGACGGAGTGCAAGCGGCTTTCGCCTATCGCCAACTTGGGGTGGGTGTCTACAAGGCCGAGGGAGGGCTGAAGACCTCAGATGAACTTCTCGAAGATGTCGCCTCGCGTTTTGCGACGATGCCTGACGGGATTCGCAAGACGGCGCTCGCTCAGCAGCTCTTTGGCCGCGGGGGTAAGGCGCTGATCCCTCTGCTCAACAAAGGGCGCGATGGGATCGACGAGCTACGACAAGAAGCGCACAAGTACGGGGTAGTGCTTGATCAAGAAACGATCGAGGCGTCGCTGCGCTGGGAGGAACAACAAAAGCATCTCAAAGCTGCGGTGCTCGGGCTCCGAAACGCGCTCGGCTCTGCGTTCATCAAGCGCGTGACCGATGTCACCGACAAGATCGCGGACTGGATCGCTTCTAACCGCGAGCTGATCAGCTCAGGGATCATGAGCTTTCTAGACGGTGTCGTGGCTCTCCTGAAACCAATAGCGATCGCCCTCGATGAACTATTTGTTAAGACGGGCGCCTGGAAAGCGATGTTGATCGCGGTAGGCGTGATATTCGCCACCGCGAATCTATGGCTCATATTCCTCGGCGCGATCCTCTTCGCGATCGAGGACATCTATGGGTTCATGCAGGGCAAGGACTCGTTGATCGGTCGGATGTTTCCGCCCGACGCACTAGAGAAGGTTCGCTCATTCCTGAATAAGGCGAGTGAGGTCGCCCACTTCCTATTCGGCGGCGGCATGGGCGAGGCGATCTCGGGCGGACTCGATAAGATCCGAGGTGCTGAAGCGCTCCAAGCGGCGGGCGTCCCGACAATCGTCCAGAAGGCGGCGGTCGAGCCTCAGGGATTCATGCAGAAAGCGTTCGGCGTGCCCGCGTACCAGCAGAGCGAAAACTACATGTCACAAGGCGGATCGACTATCAACGCGCCGATCACGATCAACGCGGCCGTGGGCATGGATCCGAAGCAAGTCGCTGATCGCACGATCGAGGCACTCGAGGAATATGACCAGCGCAAGCAACGCGAAGCTTACGGGGCGGTCGCCAGATGAACGTCACGATCAAAGACCAGGACACGGGGACGCTGATCCTAACGCTCGACGCCTCGCTGAGCGAGACGCACGCGCAAGAGGCGGAGGCGACCGACCATCCCGTCGAGTCCGGCTCGAACATCACGGACCACGTGCGGCCTAAGCCGCAGATGCTCACGCTCGAGGGACTGATCTCGAACACGCCGATCGTAAATCCCTTTACGGGCTCGTTCGCGCAAGGTCCGTTCTTGCCCGACCAGCCGGGCTCGGCCGAAGCGGCGCACTTCGCGCTGAAACAACGCCTCCAGGCGGGTGCGACCCACATCATCCAGACGAAGCTCGATACCTATTCGAACATGCTGCTGATCTCCAAGAATGAGCCGAGGAGTGCGCAGATCGGAGACGCATTACAGTTCACGCTGATCTTCAAGGAGATCAGGATCGTCTTTAATCAGACGGTTACGGTCAAGACAGCTGGACCTCAGCATCAGCCGGGCACCGACAAGGGAAAGAGGGTCGCGACACCCGCGACCGCGACCGCGACTCAGAAGACGCAAGCCGCCGCGATGTGGGATGCCGCCAAGGCGAAGGTCGCCCCAGCTTTCGGATTCTGATCATGCCCCTCACCCTCCCACTCTTGACGGACCTTGGTGCGACCCCGCGCTACCGCTTCCAGTGCGAGTTGGAGGGCGCGACGTACACCTTCGAGCTGATCTACAACGACCGTGACGGCGTCTGGTACATCCAGATTGGGGACGGCCAGGCCAACTTCCTCGCGGGCTCGCAGCGCGTGGTCCTCGGAACCTCGCTCTTTGGACGATACAAGAACACTGCGGGCATGCCCCCGGGAATGTTCGTGTGCGTCGACACCTCTGGTCAGTCCTCTGATGCGGGCCTGGCTGACCTCGGGTCGCGCGTACAGATCTGGTATTATACGGCGGCGGAAGTCGCGGTCTTCGTCTGATGCCAGCGCTGTTCCAGAGGCGTTGCGCCCTGATCATGGTGCCGCCGATCGCTGGGTCGCTCAAGCGTTCAGATGCCTCAACCGGTATTCTAGCGAGGGAGCTTCGAGTCAATTTCAAGATCGAGAAAACGATCACAAAAGAACCCAACCGCGCGATGATCCAGGTCTTTAACCTCGCGCCCTCTACGCGCGCGAAGCTCCAGTCGCGCGGGACTCGAGTCCTACTCTCGGCTGGCTATGGCGAAGACCTCTCGCTGATCTTCGACGGGGACTCTAGGACGATCGACCACGTGCGCGATGGTGCCGACTGGGTCACGAAGATCCAGTCAGGGGACGGGGAGAGGCACCAGCGATACGCGGTATTCACCGGCTCATTCCGACCGGGTGCCAAAGTTAAGGACATTGTTCTGCAGCTCGTGAACGCGCTGCAGCTAGATCCGGGCAACGCTGCGGCGCGGCTGACAAACGTCGTCGACCAGTTCGTCTCCGGCTACGCCTCGCACGGCAAGGCGAGCACCGAACTCGACTCGATCCTCGCCGGGCTTGGGATCGAGTGGTCGATCCAGGACGGGCAGATCCAGCTACTCGCTCCGGGCGAGGTCACGAAAGATAGCGCAATCTTAGTGAATCAACAGTCGGGAATGGTCGGATCTCCCGAGCATGGTACGCCAGAGGTGCTCGGCGGGCCTGGCATCCTCCGCGTGAAGTCGCTGCTCAACCCGCTGATCAAGCCGGGTCGCCAGATAAGGGTTGAGTCCGTCTCAACAAATGGATTCTTCCGAGTCGAGAAAGTCTCGCACAGCGGCGACACGCATAAAGGCGACTGGTACTCTACGGTCGAAGCTCGAGCACTGGGAGTCCTCTAATGAGCCAGCAGCAACGGTCACCTTCCTATGGTCAGGTCCTCGACAAGGTACGCGAGGTCACGATGCGGCAAATCAAGGTTGCCTTCCCGTGCTCGGTCCAAGCGTACGACCCGCTGACTCAGACCGTCGACCTCTTGCCCCTGATTGATCCTCAGGTAGAGCAAGAGGATGGAACCTTCATCGCACTTCCTCTCCCCGTGCTCCCCCACGTGCCGGTCGCGTTCCCCGCGGCCGGGGGATTCCGCATCACTTTCCCGCTGAAGGTCGGGGACACTGGGCAAGTGATCGTCTCCGACCTGTCAATAGACCTCTGGCAGCAACAGGGCGGGCACGTCTCGCCGAAGGATCAGAGGAGTCACCATCATTCCGACGCGGTATTCTATCCCGGGCTCCATCCCGATAACGCCTCGTGGACGGGAGCGGGCGGTAATGGCATGACGATCGGGCCTGACAGTGGCCCTCAGATCGTCATGCGCCCGAATCAGGTTGAGTTGGGCGGGAACGATGGGACCCCTCCCACTGATGCGGTTGCCCTGGCCTCGCTCGTCCTGGCTCAATTGCAGGCGATTAAGACGGCATTTGACGCGCATCTCCATCCCGTAACGACCGCCCCGGGCACTACAGGGGTGCCGACCGCCCTGATGGGCGCCCCGACGTCACCGGGGAGCACCATTCTTAAGGCGAAGTGATAGTTTAGATAGACATGGGATCCAAGTATTTTCGAGGCAATGCGGCCGGTCCTGGGGCTATGTTCAGCCTCTGCGAGGCGATCCGCACGGGGTTCTTGGACGTTCAGGTAGGCTGGTCGCTGTTCGACAACGTCTCGAGTGCGGCTGGTTCCTCCAAGCGTATCTACAAGAGCCCTGCGACAGCACGGCAGGCGTTCTACGTCGAGGTCTCAGAGACTGGGACGGTCGGCCGCGTGCGCTTTAGATGTTGGGCGGACTGGGACCCAATCACCCACGTGGGAGCGCAAGGCACCTTCGACGACGGGGGTACGGGAACAGGGAGCCACGGCGGCGTTCTAGGTCAGGACGCGACCTTCGCCTACGATCTGATCTTCCACGACAATGGGTTCGTCGCGGTCGCGCACACAACTTTTGACAGCTGCGCATTCGCGGGGATCTGCGACAACTCCTCGAGCGTCCCCGCGCACATGAGCGGGACTCCCGCGCTCGCGAGCGACATCATAGCGGGCGCGACCAGCTTCCCGACCTCCATCTCGATGGTCGGTAAACTATTCGTCGGCCAAGACCTCATCCTGATCGGCTTGACTGGCGTCAGCGGTGACGCGCGGTTTGGGCTGAAGGAGCGAGTCAAGGTGACCGCCATCTCTGCAGCTGCTTTGACGATCACCGCCACGATTAATGCCTATAAGGCTGGTTCGGTCGCGGGCTTCGATCCGTTTCCGATCGCGTGCACCGTCCAGCTGGATACCGTAGGCTCGCGCAACGGGATCCACGGAGAGGACCCCCCGACCTCGAACGCTATTTTCTTCGCCTATCGCCTCGACGGGACAGCGCCAGGAGGGGACGGATCTCGAATCTGGTCCTATTGCTTCGATTTGTCGGCCGGGAGCGGCTCCGACCTATGGGGCAAGACCTACCGACTCGGTAACTTGCCTGTATTCCAGGTCGGTCGACTCCATGCCCAGCACCTCGCGCCATTAGGATTCGAGGCTGCCCGCGGCTGGCTCCCGCCTATCGTGGGTCACTACCGCGGGACCACTCAGGCGTTGGGCGACCGACTCCAGGTGGGCTCCGACAGCTGGTACAAGACGGCGGTACCCCTCGGCGCGAGCGGGACTGGATGGGCAGATATCGGCCTAGCGTTTGGTCCTCGGCCGAGCGCCGAGATGGTCGTCGGCACGACCGACTGGCAGGGCGCGTTTGCCCAGGACCTCGCGGGCGGCACGCCGATTCCCCCGGCTCCGACAGTCACCAGCATCAGCCCAAGCTCGGGAATCATCGGGACGATCGTCACGGTCATCGGGCAGAACTTCATCGGGATCACTGGGGTCCAAGTGAACGGGATCCAGTGCGCCTACGCCGTGCTCAGCGCGACGCAGCTGATCTTCGTAGTCTTGCCTGCCGCGACGACTGGGCCGGTCTCAGTCACGAACGCCGGAGGGACTGGCACGGGGCCGGTATTCACGGTGACCTCGCTCTTCCAGCCGGCGCAGCCCGCTCTGGCTCAAGGTGTGGCGGGTGCCACGGCGATCGCGAAGGACCTGTCACTGGACACCGCGGGCGACCTTCAGCTCCAGGGCCAGGACATCGCCCCGCTGGTAGCGGACACTGCGGCGATCATCTCGGACGTTACGGCGACCCTCCAGTTCATGCTAGGCGAGTGGTTCCTCGACCAGAGCCAAGGAATCCCCTGGTTCAGCGTGCTGGGTCAGAAGAAGGTCAACCTGCAGGGACTCCGCTCCGCTCTATTCACGGCGATCGCCGCGCGCCAGGGAATCACGCAGGTCCAGTTCGTAAACGTGACGCAAGACACAACGAGGCGTAGCCTTAAGGTCGTGTGGGCTGCGTTCTCAAACAAGACGCAGCTAGGTGGAACTGTACAGGTGAGCCCATAATGAGTTTAGGTACGCAATTCGGACTGCTGTCGACGGGATTCATCCCGAAGGCGATCACTGACATCACCGCTGACCTCCAGGCTGCTATGAAGTCAGCCTTCGGGGCCTCGATCAACGTCACTCCTCAGAGTCGCTTCGGCCAGATCATCGGGATCATCGCGGAGCGCTACCTTGAGTTATGGAACCTCGCGGGAGCAGTCCACGCAGCATTCAACCCCGACAACGCGCTGGGTCAAGACCTGGTTAATGTCGCGGCGATCACCGGGACGCTCCCGGTCATCCCTACAAGCTCGACTGTGACAGAGACGCTGACCGGCACGCCAAACACTCTTTGCCCTGCCGGACGCCAGGTAGCAGTCCAGGGCACACTCTCCGTGTTCAATACTCTAGCGGACGCCACGATCACCGCGCTCACCGCGTGGGCAGCTTACAGCCCCCTGTTGGGCGACCGCCGAACGAATGGAGGGAATGCTTACCAGTGCATCACAGCCGGGACCTCCGTCACTGGACCG